ACAATCAATTGGATATTTTAAAATGTTAGATAAATTTAGAGATACATTTGATGAATATCTTGAACAAATATACAAAAAGGAATCTAATTCAAAAATTAACATTATGTCAGATGTTGAAAATTTTAAAAAATATGAAACTTGGGAAGAATATTGGGAAAATGAAAAATCTAAATCTGAATTAATAAAAAAAATGTATGAATGTTCTGCAAAATATTTAAATATTATATTTTATGTATCAAAAAGTCCTGGACCAGTTTTAATTTATTCAAATTATTTATTAATGGAAGGTTTAGATTTATTAAAGGTTTATTTAAAATACTTTGGATATGACTCATTTAAAAACCCTAATTCAAAAGAATATTTTAGATATGGTGAATTTCATGGTAGTGTTAGTAGAGAAGTTAGAAAAGAAACTATTAAATTAGAAACTGATAAAGATAATGCTTATGGAAAGTTAATTAAAATAGTTATGTTTTCACCTGCAGGTGCTGAAGGTATTAGTTTAGAATCAATACGTCAAGTTCATTTGATGGAACCATATTGGCATGAAGTTAGAATGATTCAAATGATAGGAAGAGCAATTCGTCAATGTTCACATAAATATTTACCAATTAAAGAAAGACATGTTGATATTTATAGATATCGTTCTGTTAAACATAATGTAAAAGTTATTGAAATTATTGAAGGACAAACATCAAGAAAAGAAAAAAAAATAATTGATGACCCAAATGAATTAAAAACTATTGATTTTGAAATTCAAGAATTGGCTAGTGGAAAAAATAATTTAATTGCAAACTTTTTAGATTCTGTAAAGGAAGTTGCTATTGATTGTGAATTATTCAAGGCACATAATATGATGGGTACCAAATACAGATGTTTTCAATTTAATGAAATTTCATTATTTGACAAAAATATTGGTCCTGCATATAAAGAAGATATTATTGAAGACATGAAAATATCAAATGGTTCTAATAGTGTTAATTCTATAACTGTTAAAGTTAAAGTTATTAAAATTAGAGGAGTTATTGAATCAAATGATAAAGATATTCAATACTATTGGTATAATCCCGAAACTGGTGTTGTTTATGATTTTGACCTTAATTATCCAATGGGAAGAGTTAAATTTAATTTAGATGGAATACCAGAAAAATTAGATAAAGAAACATATAGAATTGAAATTATTAATATACCAACTATTAAATATTAATATTTATATGAAAATTTGATATAAATTATTAATTTACTGAATTATTTTTTATCTTAAATATAATTATAATTAAAATGATAAAAATTACAATTATAATTATATTAATTTTACTATTATTAATTACACTATATTCTTATTATTGTTTAAGTTCACGTATGATTAATTTTGAAAGGGCAAGATTAGAATATATTTTACAAAAAGAATCAGAAGTTACTGAAAAAGAAAAAAATGTACATATGATTGTTGATTGTTCAAATAAAAATGAAAAATTAACTTTGGCATTAAATAGTATAAATAAAATTATTGGTAGTTCTGGTATCTCCCAATCTAATAAAACTGAAAATAAAAATAATAATATTGTGAAAGGAATTGAAAATATTATTACAGGTAAAATTGATTCAAATATAGTAGCAAATCCTGAACAATTATCAGCATCACTATCTCAATCTCAATCTTGTAATAATCAAATTAATACATCAAATTTATCAAAACCATTAGACATTAATCAAGTTATTAATCAAACTATAAATACCAATATTTTAAGTGAAGTTCCTATGGAACATATCATAAAACTTTAACCTTATTTAATTTATCATTTAGGTATAATAATCAATTTTAGTATTAAGTTCATCTTCCCAAATTCCTAATAAAAATGTTAAAAAATTTTGAAAATTTTTATTTGTTGGTAAATTTATAATTTCCTTTTTCAATGTATCAAGAATTGTAAAACCAAAGCTTTTATAATTATAGTCAAAAGCCTTAATATTGGATATTATTTTATCTATTTGTGTTTCATCAAAATCAAACCATACAACGTTATTTATATATTCATCAATATTTAATTTAATTTTTCTAGAATTAACTAAAGAAATTTTAATTTGTTCTATAAAACCTGTTTGATTAACAAAATCATCAAATTCTGAATAAATATTTTTTACATTAAAGATTTTTTTATTTACTAAAATATCTTTATAATCTAAACAATCTTTATGTACATTCATTTTATTTTCTTCATAATTATATTCTGTTTGGGTATAAAAGGGTATTATTTGGTTAATATCTGAATTAATCATTATAAAACATTTTATTATTTCATTAAAATATTTTATTATTGATTTTAATTTTTTTATATTAGTTACTTTATTTACATATTCAATAATATTATAATTTTCTGGTTCAATTAAATTAGTATTTGATATTTGATTTATTTCATAATCAATACCTTCAGTATTGATTTTAAGAGGTTCTCCCCAAGAATTATAAAATTGAATTGATAATTTAGTTAAATTACCTAATAATGATTCTTTGTATATTTTTGTAGCTGAATATGGGACTAATTTAAGATATAAGGCCCCAAGTATTTTATCAAAAATTAATATAAATGATTTATCTGTTGTCGGATTTGTGCCAAAATTTCTTGTACTTTGTAGTTCTTTAATATAGATTTGAACAAATCTATCTCCCAATGGATTATATGTATCTTTATCATTTGGTATGTATCTATCATTTAAAATTATATAATCTTTAATTCTATCATATTCATCTTTAAAAAAACTTTTTTTATGATGAGATTTTCTACAAAAATCCCAATTTTCATTTATACATATTGATGTGTATTTTGGTATTACAACACAATCCAATTTAATATAATTAATATTTTTGAAATCTCTTATGATATATGGATTAAAAGATCTTTCCAAATTAACTATATATTCTTTTATTGCATTTGGATTTTCAAATATATTGAGATCATTAGGATTTGGTTCTTGAATCATATAATTATTTTCTAAATCTTTTAATCTTTTTTCTTCTTGTTCTAAATAATTTTTTTGTATATTTAAATTTTTTTTTTTTTGATTTTTTAATTCTGTTCTTAAATCTTGTTTAAGTGATGATTTAGATACAGTATCAGCTATTCCTGAATTTGTTACAGGTCCCAATGTTATAATATAATTAAATGGGTCTGGATAAATTCTAACATCTCTATCTATCGAATCTATGTTTAATCTATATTCTTTTAAAGATTCTTTAAGTAAATTATCATTTAAATTATCATAAAGAGTATCGTGTTTATTTTTAGTGTCTGGCATAAACATTATCGGTTTATTTGATTCAAATCCTTTTTCTATACCAAATTGTGAAAAATTTCTTAAATTTTCCAAGTGAGCAGAATTAGTTTCTATATTGTCAAATGTACTTAATGGTTTATAATTATTATAATTGTTTACAAATTGTTGTTGTTGTTCTACTGCTTTTGCCAAATCTTTTTCATTTGAATATCCTGATGTTGAAATTGAACTTTGATCAAATGGTAAATTTTGTTTTCCTCTATAACTATAATTAGGTTCAATACCTGATATTTGGTAATTAGGATTTGAATTTGTATTTTTATTAAATTGATTATTCATTAGATATTAATATATTATATTATTATATTATCTTTTTATATTTGAAAAAATTGATTTTTATTAAAAATATTAAATTAAAAATAATTTATTAATTATGAAAAAAACCACACGATTTCCTCCAGAACCAAATGGATTTTTACATTTGGGTCATTGTAAATCTATATTTATAAATTGGGCTGAGGGTAATGATTGTCATTTAAGATTTGATGATACAAATCCAGATGCTGAGAAAAAAGAATTTGTTGATAATATTATTGATGATATAAAATGGTTAGGGTTTGAACCTGGAAATATTACTTGGACATCAGATTATTTTACTAAATTGTATGAATATGCTATTTTATTAATTAAAAATAATTATGCATATGTTGATTTTACTCCAATTGAAATTATGAGAGAACAAAGACATAAGGGAATTGAAAATGAATATAGAACTAAATGTGTTGATTGGAACTTGAAAGAATTTGAAAATATGAAATCTGGATTTTATTCCAAATCAGAATGTGTTTTAAGATTAAAAATTGATATGCAAAATCTTAACCATGTTTTAAGAGATCCAATTGCATATAGAATTAGTTTTATACCACATCATAAAACACATAAAGATTGGTGTATTTATCCTTCTTATGATTATTCCCATGGAATAATAGATGCGATTGAAGGAATAACACATTCATATTGTACTGATGAATTTTTTATTAGGAGAGATTTATATTATTGGACTCCAAATATACTTAGACAATTAAATATTAATTTAAGTCAAGTTGAAGAAATTGAATATGGTAAATTATCTGTTGAAAATAATATATTGTCAAAAAGAAACATTAATAAATTAATTTTAGAAGGAAATGTTAATGGTTATTATGACCCAAGATTATTAACAATTAAAGGTCTAAGAAAAAGAGGTTTTACTCCAAATTTAATTAAACAAATTGTTGAATGTACTGGATTGGACAAAAAAGAAACTGTTATAAGCACTAAATTTATTAATCATTTGTTGAGGAATGAATATGATAATAAAGCAATTAGAGTTTTTGGAATTTTAGATCCAGTTCAAGTAAATATAAATGATTTGGATAATCATATTAAATTAACTCATCCAAATCATCCAACTAATAAAAATTTAGGTTCACATCAAATATATTTAACAAACAATATTTATATTGAAAAAGAAGATTATTCTCCTATATATATAAAAGATTATTATAGGTTTATGCCAAATAATAAAGTAAGATTAAGATATTATAACGATGATTTTTTTGAACTTGATAATTTTTCTGAACTTGATAATTTTTCTGAATTAAATAATTGTGTTATTAAAATTAAAAAAACAAATGTTTCTAATATCAATATAAAAAAAATTAAAGGATGTATCCATTGGATTAGTTTCGAGGATGCAATTGAAGCTAAATTTGAAACTTTTACAGAATTGGCACCAAATGGAATTTTTGATAAAAATTCTATTAAAAGTTATAATGGTTTTATTCAAAAATATGTATTGGATATATTAGACCAACCAATTCAATTGGAAAGAAAAGGATTTTTTAAGTTTGATAGATATGATATTCATAATGATAAAAAAATCCCTGTATTCATACAAATTGTTAATCTAAATGATAATAATAAAATATAATTTTTTATAATAATAAAATTTTTATTAAATATAAACAAAATTAATAATTGAGTTTAATTAAATTAAAAATAAGATAATATTATATTAATATTTATAAATATAATTAATTATGGAAGAATATTTTTTTTCAGAAAAAAATGTTGGTGATTTAACCAAACAACTTATATTAAATTTAGAATTAGGTCAAAATGAACTTAATAAAGATGTTGTTATGAAATGCAAAAAAATTATTTCAAACCAAATGAAAAATACTTTTGACAAATTTGGTAATCAAAAACCAAATAATATAGGAGCAAAAGAATATATTGTAAAAATGAATAATAAAAGTTTAAAAGATTGTATGAAAAATTTTGATATGAGAAAATCTCAATCTGGTTCTACATCATCCAGTTCAGCTAATAAAAATCCCAATAGACCAGGAAGTTCTCCTTCAAATAAATCTCAACCTAATGGTCAATATGGACTGGCAGGAATTAATGATAATTCATTTTTAAGACCGGATGAAATTATGGGAAGAATGAAAAATCCTTCTCATCCACAACAAAAAGCTAATCCTTCTAAAGAATTTGGTTCGTATGCTGATGCTGGTGGTTATGCTTCATTTACTTCTATTGATAATGCTGCTGGACCATTTATTACTGCCACTGGAGAATATGGTATGCCATTAGAAATGGAAACAATGGATGGAAGATATAATGGAAATGGAAATGATAATATGGCTAATGGTAAAAAAAATTATGCAGATGAAATTGAAAGAAGAATTAATGCTTTAAGAGTAGAATATGGTGGACCAACTAATATGGGAGGAATGATGGGTAATAATCAAATGGGTGGAATGATGGGTGGTCAAATGGGACAAATGGGTGGTCAAATGGGACAAATGGGTCAAATGGGTCAAATGGGACAAATGGGTGGTATGATGGGAGGTCAAATGGGTCAAATGGGTGGAATGATGGGTGGTCAAATGCCAAATAATTATTTTGGTATCCCTCCTATGGGTCAATCCCAAGGACCAGGTCAAATTGATCCAAGAGTTGCCAAATGGTTAAATTTAGATCCAAGTGGACAACCATTAAATGCTAATAATGGAATGGGTCAAATGGGTCAAATGGGTGGACAAATGGGTGGACAAATGGGTGGTATGATGGGTAATAATCAAATGGGTGGAAATCCTCAGTTACAAATGCAATTACAACAAATTCAACAACAAATGATGCAAATGCAACAATCAGGACAAATGAATCCACAACTTTTACAACAATTCTCTCAACAAATCCAACAAATCCAACAACAAATGGGAAATAATCAAGGTGGACAAATGGGAGGACAAAATTATCAAACTGGTGAAGGTCAAATGGGTTATGGACAAGGTCAAATGAATCCAGGTGTTGATTATTCATTTACTGCTGGTGGTGATGATATGGGGAATGATTTTAATGCTGCTTATGGAGGGGCTTCTAATTTTAATGGTCCTGGTTCTTTGAATGAAAGTTATTCACAACCAAATGGAGTTATGATGGGTGGAAGTAATCAAATGGGAGGAATGGGAGGAATGGGAGGAATGGCAGGAGGAAATAATTTTAATGATAATACAAATCCTGAAGCTAGACTTAAAATGATGCAGGCAGAAAGAAATAATCAAGTAACTATTCCTAAAAATCCTAATTTTGATCCTACTAAATCTCCTTATCAAATGAACCAAATGAACCAAATGAACCAAATGAACCAAATGAACCAAAT